ATCCCCACCATTGCCTGCTTAAGCAGAATTTCTGTCATCATGGACAGCACGGAACGGGTGAAGCTGCGCCAGTTCTGCTCACTGCCGGTCAGCATCGCTGCCATATTCTGTGCAATACCATCAAAGGTCTGCGTGGCTGCACTTTTTACCTGCGACATACTGTCCGTGGCGCTCTCTTCCCACTCACTCCAGCCGGACTTCAGGCCTGCCATCCAGCTCCCGCGAAGCTGGTCTTCAGCCGCCCAAGTCTTTTTCTGCTCTGACATGACGTTATTCAGCGCCAGCGGATTATCGCCATACTGTTCCTTCAGGCGCTGTTCCGTGGCTTCCCGTTCTGCCTGCCGGTCAGTCAGCCCCCGGCTTTTCGCATCAATGGCGGCCCGTTTTGCCCGTTGCTGCTGTGCGAATTTATCCGCCTGCTGCGCCAGCGCGTTCAGGCGCTCCTGATACGTAACCTTGTCGCCAAGTGCAGCCAGCTGGCGTTTGTACTCCAGCGTCTCATCTTTATGCGCCAGCAGGGATTTCTCCTGTGCAGACAGCTGGCGACGTTGCGCCGCCTCCTCCAGTACCGCGAACTGACTCTCCGCCTTCCACAAATCCCGGCGCTGCTGGCTGATTTTCTCATTTGCTCCGGCATGCTTCTCCAGCGTCCGGAGTTCTGCCTGAAGCGTCAGCAGGGCAGCATGAGCACTGTCTTCCTGACGATCGCCCGCAGACACCTTCACGCCGGACTGTTTCGGCTTTTTCAGCGTCGCTTCATAATCCTTTTTCGCCGCCGCCATCAGCGTGTTGTAATCCGCCTGCAGGATTTTCCCGTCTTTCAGTGCCTTGTTCAGTTCTTCCTGACGGGCGGTATATTTCTCCAGCGGCGTCTGCAGCCGTTCGTAAGCCTTCTGCGCCTCTTCGGTATATTTCAGCCGTGACGCTTCGGTATCGCTCTGCTGCTGCGCATTTTTGTCCTGTTGAGTCTGCTGCTCAGCCTTCTTTCGGGCGGCTTCAAGCGCAAGACGGGCCTTTTCACGATCATCCCAGTAACGCGCCCGCGCTTCATCGTTAACAAAATAATCATCCTTGCGCAGATTCCAGATGTCGTCTGCTTTCTTAAACGCAGCCTCTGCCTTAATCAGCATCTCCTGCGCGGTATCAGGACGACCAATATCCAGCACCGCATCCCACATGGATTTGAAGGCCCGCGCTGTCCTGTCTGCCCAGGTCTCCAGCGTGCCCATGTTCTCTTTCAGGCGGCGGGTCTGGTCATCAAACCCTTTCGTTGCGGCCTCGTTCGCCGCCTGCAATGCCCCGGCTTCATCGCCGGAACGCTGCAACTGAGCAACATACGCAATCTGCTCCGCCGTCACGTTATGGAACTGGCGTGCCATCGCTGTCAGCCCTGACGTCGGGTCTGTGGTCAGCTTCCCGAAGGCTTCAGCGACCTTGTCCACCTCCACGCCGGATGCAGAAGAGAAACGCGCCACACTCTGGCTGATGGACGCAATCTGAGCCTCACCGCTTACCCCCGCCTTAACCAGTGCACTGAGTGACTCGCTGGTCTGGTTAAACGTCAGCCCTGCCGCCTGCCCGGCTCTGGACAGGACCAGCATACGATCTGCCGTCAGACCCGACTGATTACCGGAAAGGACCAGCGTTTTGTTGAAATCGGACAGGGTTGAGTCACCCTGATACCAGGCATACGCCAGCGCACCGGTCGCCACCGCCAGCGAGGTGGCCCCGACCATCGGCAGGGGGATCGCACCGGCAAGCCCCCGGAACATGGGGATCATCCCGCCGAAGGAGTCCTTAACCTGACCACCCTGTTGCAGCAGGATCAGCCACGGGCTTTGCCCGCCTGCAAGCTGCGTGGCCACGTCGGTGAACTGTGCAGGCAGCATACGCATGGCGGCTTTATACTGCCCGACGGAAATCCCCGCTTTCTGTGCAGCCAGCGCCTGTCGGCTCAGCGACTTTTCAACGACTGCCGCTGTTTTTTTCGCATCAGTTTCCGTGCCGGAAAAATGACGCCTGACTCTGGCCATCTGCTCGTCAAATCTGGCCGCATCCAGACTTAAATCAACGACCAGATCGCCTACCGGTTCAGCCATACCGGACTCCTCCTGCGATCCCTTCTGATACTGTCATCAGCATTACGTCATCCTCCGTCATGTCCGCCACATCCGGGGAAGCGGGGATAACTTCTTTCCCATCCGGGCCAAAACGAACGCCTCCGGCAAGCCCTGCTGCTTTCTGCATCAGCACATCATCTTCAGGCTCTTCGTCAGCCTCGCGCCGGTTCAGCAGACTGAAATCCAGCGGATGCATATCCGGATCGCTGAAAAACAGGTGATTAGACTTGAGATAAATGACAGGGAATAAGTGAGATATTTATGGGAAGAACTGGGTCAAAATGGGAAGAGACTAGGAGGAATATGCAATAACCTTACAGTATGTGAAAATCAGACCGGCCCGAAAAAAAACAGAACTCGCGCCAGCCTGATTGCAGATATTACTCTTTTTTCTCCGTATCTGCATCGGGTTCATCAGCAAATAGCTTGCCCTGCATCCGATCCAGTTCTTCTTTTCTTACCCGCTTAACCACGCTGTAGACCCACTGAAGCGAAACACCAAATTTGCGGGCCAGTTCGTGGTGGTTGCGTCCGTTAAACTCCCTGAAGATTTCCCGGTCGCGCTGACTGACCTTCCATACCATGCCCATCGGGAAATAAACGTTTTGCCCGCCCCAGACCTGCATCATTCGGTTCGCGACGGCCTGACCAATCTGGTCGGCAACTTCGGGCTCAATATCAATAATCTCGCGAACGGTCTCAGAGGTATGCTGTGCCAGTTCCACCAGGAGTTCCGGCCCCTTACTTCGAAACTGATTCAGGTCGCTCATGTTTGACTCCCGCAGCTCTGCGCTGCCACTTCTTCAGTTTCTCAATAACACTGCTTGCCTGTTCAGTACTGAGCCAGCGCAGGGCGCTGATGCCCGTTTCCCGCTTGATCCACCTCGCTAATGCATTTTCTGAACGGTCACGAACAATGCCGGCAGCAGCCATTTCAAGCCATAGCGCACGAATTTTCCTGGACTGCGGATGGTTATCCAGCGGTAAACCGGAGCTGGCTTTTCTGGCTGGTTTAACGCGAAAGCCTTTCTTTTTCATGGATTCCAGCACGCAGTTTAGTTGTGTGGTATCCATTCCTTTGGTTGAGGCTTTACCGGTCAGCCCCTGTAACATCTGGCGGTAGGTGTCTTCATCCATACCCAGTTCATTACGGGCAATATGGATAAGCTGTATCAGGCGTTTTTTCTGCATATCATCTCCTTTTTTTCAGTCTGTCGGCAACAATGTCGGTTGCAGCTGGCAGGGTGACTGGCCAGAACAACATGACGGCGGTCATGTACAGGATGTAATGCGCGGTGTCGTAGTGCCTGCCATAGCCCAGGGAACGATGAAGTCTTGCGCTGCATGATCCTGCGTACATATACCAGAAAAGAAAACAGACAATGGTTTCAGTAGTCATTCTGAATACCTCCCCATTCGATATGAATATTACGGGCAGCAATGACAGGGTCGTTATTCCACCATGCACCTGACATGTATTTTTCAACCTGTTCGCGTCCGGCAATAACACCAATTGTGATCCCCGGCCTGACGTTCTTAAAAAAGGCGCGGGCAAAAAGGTATCTGGCAGATATTCGGCAGGCTTTTAATTTCCGGCTGTTACCTGATAGCGTAATCATCTGGCCTCCAGTTTCTGTTGTTCCTGCCCACTGACCGGGCGGTGCAGTCTGACGTTCTGCCCTTCACGAAACCCCGCATAGCGCGAGGCGTCGCCATTGCGGCTTCTTCCCGGTTTACGCGCCCTGGTGGTTTGCGTTTGCGGGTATTTATGTTCCAGCCACTGTTGCATCAGTTCACGCTCATCATCGGTCAGGGCAAAGGACTGTATTTCACTGATAACGGCCAGTACCCAGCCTTCAGCAAACTGGTTTCCACGGCTGGTACGGGTGGCGTTTTTTATTCTTTTGTTCTGTGCGCTGATATACTGCTGACGCGCCTTTTTCAGTTGGCGGACCAGCACTTCCCAGGTGTATGCAGCCAGTGCCGCTCGTTCCCGGTTACCGTAGAACCCCACAGACGGATGCGTGCCGGGGTGAATGATGGAGTTAACACCAAATGCCTCGCGGATGATGTTCATCAGGCCCAGCATGTAGCGCGGTGGACGGAGACTGCCTGTCGGCCAGTAATGACTGATGGTTTCATCAATATCACTCATAGCAATGTCGGAATGTGTGATGCCGTGAACATCCATCAGTTTACGGGCTCGGCGCAGTGCCAGAGCGGCCTCGTGCGGGTTGCCGGATGCGGCCAGCGCCAGCAACTTTTTCAGTTTCTCAATGTGTTTATTCTGGTCTGTCATTGTTCTGTATCTCCGGTATTTTTCTGCCGTTTCCATGCCCGGACAGCGTCGGACAGCTCTTTCAGGCTGTATGCTGCTTTAAGCTTTTCCCATAACCACTGTGTTGTTATGTGCATCAGCAGGGCAGCCAGGGCTGCCCCCGCACTGAGGCATGTCGCCAGGCCAGTAAGAATCAGTGTCCATGCGGTGATTTCCCTGAGTATGTCAGCCATTGAATGCCTCCCGGTTACTCGTTCGTGTAAATCACGCCCAGTCGTGCAGCCAGACGTTCCAGTTTTTTCTGTTTGTGGAAGTCAATCAGCCGGTCCATCCCCTGAAGGCGCAATTGCTCTGTCATGATTTCCACGTCTGCCAGCTCTGCCGCGAGGTCACTTTCGCTGCCCTGTCCGTTCAGATTGCGGGCAGCACTGGCCGCCAGTTCAGCGGCCTCTTCTGTCAGTTTCAGGGCCTGTGCGTCCGGCCCGAAACGCTGCAGGGCCAGACGGTAGAGGGCGGTGCGGGTGAGTATGGTGTTCCGTGTCATGCCGCGCCCTCAGTGCTTCCGGCTGACGGTGATGTGCAGGCCGCCTTCTGCAGTGGTTTCCATCCGGTACGGCACCTCATGCTCTGCCGTGTGGGTGAGTGTGTTCACCAGTACCTGCAGGGCAGCCGCCTTTCCGTTGGTCGCCACAATGGCCTGAGCGGCCATACTGATTAGTGCCGTCAGGACGTGCTTCACATCGGTGAGGTTGCGGCATTCACACTCGTTGACATAGTGTTCAACAAGGGTTCGGGTGCGCTGTCGTGCTTCCTGTGGGGTAATCATTGCGCGTCCTCCCTGTCAGGGCGGGAGAATTCCATGACGGGCACGTCCGCCGAAAAATGCTGGCTGCAGTACGGGCAGACCAGGGTGACGCGTACCGCAGGGATGTGGTATTTACCGGACATCACGGCGATGGCGCTGTGAAAACGCAGGGCTGTTATATCCCTCTCGCACTGAATACATTTAAATATCATAATTTAATTCTCCTCTGTTTCCGGCGTGCAGAAGCCCACGGCGCTGACGCTGGAATAAAAAAGAAAATGTTTTTATTAAATAATTAACGTGGTGTGTTTACTGCACATCCTGCTCAAAAGGAATTATTGAAAAATCCTCAATGTCGCTTTTAATGGAAATACCGGGAATATTTTTCACGGCCTCTTTTTCATTCAGGATAGCGTCTTTATTTATTTCCTCTTTTACACGAATAAAGCGCTCAAGCCCCAGACGTCTCAGTAATTCAATAACATTATCCGCCCCACGGATACTGACTGATGGCGGACGGTTTCGCCACTGCACCTCGCCGGTGGTGAGGTTAGCGAACTTCACCTTCCCGTTGCCGGTCAGTTCATCACGGTGTGCCTCACACCATGTCTGAATACCGGACTGCAGTTCGGCCATGCGTTTTTTCAGGCTCTCGGTGAGCGGGGCATAACGTGCGGTGATATCGCCAATGGCGTCATTCATTTCTGTTTCAGCCCTGACCAGTTCACGTTGTGCGTCACCGAGCAGTCTGATGCCCTCAATGACCTCTTCGCGTGTCCCCGGTACCCAGAGTGCCGCTGCGGACTTGATACGTTTTGCCCCTTTTGTACTTTTTGCCATATTTTATGATTTCTCCGGTTGTGCTGATTACCACAAAGATTCCGGCCACACGACGCGACAGCCGTGCAGTTCGAAAACGCCCTGACGGAAATGACCCCTGTGGTCATGACCGGTATACAGATAACTGGCTTTCCCCTGTTCAAGCATGTGTATGCAATGCGCACTCCGGGAAACTCGGATGACAGGTTTATGGCCCCTGATGGTGATGCTCTGTATATCCGTATTCGTCGCCTTAAGTGCCATAATGGCTGACTGCACTTTGTTAATCTGCTGGCTGATAACTGTGGTGGATTTCATTATTAAACCCCTTTGACAACGTCAGCATTGACCTGTGGAACCCCGATTTCAGCGGCCAGATTCATGGCGGCTATCACCAGGTTACTGACGGCCAGCGGATACAGCAGGCTGACCATATTTTTACGATGACTTCCCGGATTGCTCAGGCGGGCACGTATGGCATCCACTGCGCTGGCGTCCATAATGTCCGTCAGTTGTTTACCGGCCCGTTGCAGTTTGAACGTCAGAAATTCTTCAAGGTTATTGTCCAGAGGCAGAAGTTCGACCACCTCACAGCGCTGAACGACTTCACGGACTTCCATATTGCGTTCAGACAGTTTTGTCGCCAGTTCCGGCTGGCCAATCAGCACGATGGACAGCAGTTTTTTGAAACCGGACTCCAGCTCAAAAAAGCGTTTGAGGTGTTTCAGTGTCGGAATGGGCAGACTGTGGGCCTCCTCAATCACCAGAACGTGGCTGAACCCCGCCTGGCTGCTGTCTTTCAGGACGCGATGCAACTGGCGAAAGCGGGCGTCCTGACTGCGTCTGATGCTTTCCAGTGGTGCGATGGTACTGATAATGGCTTCGGCAATCGCTGCTGCCTTCAGGGTTTTCCCTTTCACATCGTTGTCTTCCATAGCGATGATGTATGGCTCGATAACAATTACCGGCGCATTCTCGCGGTTGATACGTTCAGTCAGGTCGCGGCGCAGCGTGGATTTACCCGCACCGGACTCACCGATGACGGCCATAAACCCACCATGACGGGCTGTCTGGTACAACGCCTCACGCACGTAGCGAATGTCCGGGGTGGTGAACACATCATCAGAACCCTGCATGGCTTCGTCGGCGAACGGGTCACGGAAAAGACCAAACGCTTTTTTGGTTGCTGGAAATAACACCTGTTTTTTGAGTAACATATTCTCTTCCTCACTGAGGCTCGTTTTATCTGTGGTACCCGCTGTACGGGGCGTGGCCGCGCCCTGTACAGCATCAAAACTCTTCGTTGTATCAATCCCCTGACTTTCCAGCCAGGACGCAAGACGCCGGCGCACTTCTCCGGGGCTGGTGCGGGGCCACGCGTTATGATTCACAATCTGGGCCAGCGTGGCCTCAGAAACATCGACAGCTCTCGCCACCACCGCCTGTGGAATACGGGCCTCTTTCAGTTGCTGCTTCAGTACCAGCATGTTTCCCTCCTCAGTTGCCGTTAACAATGCTGATAACACTGCTGCTGGCCGGTGTGGTCAGCGTGGCCATGACTTCATCCAGTGCGGCTTCCGGTACGCCGTCCGGGTACTGTGCCGTTAACTGGCGGTAATGTTCCGGCGTCCAGGTAAGGCCGTCGGCGCTGAACTTATCGCGCAGGGCTTTCGCGGCCTCCACATGAGTCATGGGACGTTGTTCAGTGCGCGGCCCGCGTACGTCAGAGGCCTGACCACGCTTCGGCATATAGGCCGGAAGTGTGGTGTCGTCGATATGTTTATACGGGTCAAGCCGCCCGCCGAACGGCAGG